GGGCCACCATGAAACTGATGATGGATGGGAGCGAATGGGAATGAGTGGTTGCTTGCAGGTTAAGCGAACACTAAAACGCAATGGTTGGAAGGATAGCGCGGAAGGTAATACTAGATACGCTTGCGAAAAACGCACAGTAGAACTTAAAACTAACTGGGAAGGCAATGAGATTGTATTCTCTCTGATTAAATAATCAACGGAGGCTGTATGTGGAAGAAAGTGGTAGAGAAATGGAAAAGTTTGGACGGAAAGGTTCAAATCATAATCGGTGTGGTCGCGGTATTCTTTTTACTTGCCTTATTCTTTGGCTCACCTGTACCGGATGTTCAACGCTAAAGAAGTCAGCGATAGTCGCAACAGGGACAGCGATAGGTGCTACTGCGGCATCTGCACTCAGTGGGGGTGCGCTTGCACCAGTGGTAATGGGAGCCACGACCAGTGCCTTTGTGACAGATGCGGTGATAGAGGTGACGGATACGACCCCGACTACACGGGTGATACACAAAGCTCCTGATAACTTTTTTACACTAGTTAATAAAATTATTGAAATTGGCGGCTGGTTTTTAGGGTTAATTTTTATATTACCGATGGCCCTTGGTTGGATTCTTCCAGGCCCTCTTGAAAGAAAAAAGAAAGCGTGAGATTATTTTTTGCGCTAGCATTTATCTGCGCCACCGCAACAGCAGATTTATTTGACGCGAGATCTAGCTTCCTAACTGGAGGCCCAGAAGGAAACTGGACGGGGCGATACGGCATGAGTCTGATGTATCTGTCGGATGATTATACTGTCTCCGAAAGAACGCACTTTAAAAACATACTCCTAAATAATGGCGACACCCATGTCGATCTATACGCCAGGGCTAAGACTGGAGGCTACCACGGCACACCCATCAACGGATATGCTGACCATAAGGGTCGACTACAAGACCTAAATAACTCAGGATTAAAGCCGGTTGTATGGTTGACAGGAGAGGGTAGACAAGGAGACGCCGATGAGCCTCTCTCCGCCACGCTTAACTTCATTGACCATTATGTCAGGACAAATGACAACCTGATATCAGGCTACGTTACCTGTCTTGAATGTGATGAGAATTACTCACCCGCAGAAGTTAATGCAATGGTGGCTAAGATAAAGTCTGTAACTAATAAACCTGTAGGAGTACACCTAACCCCAGGCGTAGGCGGTCACTCAAGAAATACTAATTACTACAAGGATGCTGACTACATCTATCTACAGTTCGGAGATCACCTTACTGGTGACTACACAGCAGACGCGGATATGGCTGTGGCTATGTTGAGGGAGGCGTTGACACTAGGCATCCCGGTAATAGCCAACGAGTATTCATTACAATCAACTTCAGCCCAGGCTAAAGCATTAGGAGATCGTCTATGTGCGGAGGGCGCGGTAGGAACCGGCAACGGCAGGAATGTGTCTCGGTGTGGACAGAGGAAGAAAGAGAGGTGGCACAAAAAGCACGAAAGCGAGATAATCGTTTCTGGAGTCGTGATAGCCACCCTCTACGCCGTATCAAGATACAGCCTACCGCTAACCCTACAGGCAAATGAAGATAATTATAGGATAGGAATAAAGTCAAAAGGGTTCGGTTTATCTTATTCAGAGAATGAAATATTAGCAACATATAGGATAGAATTTTAATGGCTACTACTTTAATATTAAGAGAAACAAAAGGAAGCCCCCTGTCTTTCGGGGAGATGGATGGTAATCTTACAAGTTTAAAAAACAATAAACTTGAGATTATTGACAATCTAACTACGGCTAATATGAATAAGGATGCAGATTATATTGCATTTGCTAATGGGGCCGGGGTAAATAAAAAGGTTCTTGCTAAAGATTCTGTATTTTTTAATAGAACCCTTATTATAAAGGTTATAGCGGATGCATTACCCACCTATGTTGGAAATGGTATTGCAAGAATAACCTGCCCGTCTGACTTAAATGGCCTGGTGCTTTCAAGTGTTGGCGCTCATGTTTATACAGCAGGAGTTACCGGAGCCACTACGATAAAAATTTATAATGAGACTGACGGGGTGCACATGTTGACAACCCCGATGACAATAGACTCTTCAGAAGTAGACACTAGCACAGCGGCAACCCCCGCTGTAATTGATACAGATAATGATGATATAGATACTGCCGATGTTCTCAGGTTTGACATTACAACTATATCCACTACCGCAGCTAATGGATTAGAACTAAGGTTGGAATTTAAATCTTGAATGGATTTAAAGGATACCCCCCCTCTGTACAGATTTTAACACCAGTCCCAGATATATTCGTTGCGGTAAATTCTGATAAAGGAGATATAAGAGATAATATAAAACATAATATCTCTTTAGGGTTACAACAGGTCCTTCCACATGAAACACAGTGGGAAAAAGAAATATGTTTAGTAACGGGTGGACCATCATTAAAAGATACAACCGCGTTACTGAAAGAAAAGTCTGAGTCAGGAACTCCAATAGTAACTGTAAACGGGACTTATAAGTATTGTATTGATCATGGAATTAGACCATCTGCATTTATAATGCTAGATAGTAGAGAGTTTAATAAAAGATTTATAGAGTCAACAATTGATTCATGTAAATATTTGATTGCATCTCAATGTCATCCAGAAGTATTTAAGCTTTTAAAAGAAAACAATACTTGGTTGTGGCATTGTGATACACAAGACGAGAATATTGATTTATTAAGAGATCAATATGGTGAAGAGTACAAAGACTTCTTCCCAATAATGGGAGGGTCTACAGTAACATTAAGAGCCTTACATCTATTAAGATTATTAGGGTTCCACAAGTTTGAAATTTTTGGGTTCGATAGTTGCATCATGGATGACCATCATGCTTACTCTCAACCGGAGAATGACAAAGAAGAAGAGATTGATTTAGTTGTAGGTGGGAAACAATTCAGGTGTACTGTAGCCCATTATCACCAAGCGAAAGAGTTTGTACAGTTAGTAGGCGTTACAGGTTCTAACTACGAACTCATTGTTCACGGTGATGGACTTATATCACATATCATTAAGAATCCAGAATCACTTAAGGAGGCGGCTTAAATGGCGGCTACAGCATGGAGTTTTTACAATAGTTTCCGTGAGTACCTAGGAAACGGCCAGTTCGACCTTGATGGCACTGGCGTTAATTTTTACATGGCCCTTCACACAAGCGCGGCTAGTGCTAATGTTGTTAATGTAGCATTATCAACCCAAGCCTCTCTTGCTAATGAGGTTGCCAGTGGCAATGGGTATGCAACTGGCGGTTTGTCAGTTAGTGCTAGAACTTGGGCATCTGCCGCTACTAACAAGTATCGGTTTGATTCTACCGCTGTAATATGGACTGCAACTGGTGGAGATGTTGATAACGTTAAGTATGCTGTGATCTACCAGTCTGGTGGAAAACTAGTATGCTACTCTAAGTTAACCACTTCCCAATTCAACCTGACCCAGAACAACACACTCACTATTACTCCAAGTAGTAGCGGTGTTTTTGAACTTACGTAGGGGGCAACATGGCATTAGAAACAGCAGCATGGGTAACTCAATTCGTTGACACGAACCCTACGACTACAGACCCTGTAAGTCAGGGCGATGATCACTTGAGGATGATTAAGACGGTTTTGAAGAACTCATTTCCTTCAACATCCACTACGGCGATTGTCCCTAATGTATCTGGGCAGACAGGTAAATACTTAACTAACGATGGCACTGACACTTCATGGGGAACCGTAACAGCGGCCACTCCCGGATTTGCTGTTGCAATGGCAATCGCACTATAGGGTAAGAAAATGGCACAGGATTTTGAAAAAGCATACAAATCGCAAGTCACAACCTCAGCGCATACGTTACTGACAAGTGACTCTGATGACGCTTTGATTGGGATACGATTAACGAATATCACAACGTCTGCTGTTACTGTGGATGTGTGGATTGATGTCGCGGCTGCGGGAACTACCGCATCTGTTGTCTACATCGCGGATGACTTATCTATCCCTCCCAAGTCTTCAGTTGAACTGATACAGGGTGGAGCAAAGATTGTCATCCAGAGTACAGACTTACTCAGGGTGCAGGCATCGGCGGCAACTTCTATTTCAGCGTATGTTTCATACGTTGACGCTATCTCAGCGTAGGGGGGGATCATGGCTGAAGAACGCAATGGCACGTTGTATATAAACAACCCTCCCGCTAAAGAAGGGTTCTTTGAGAATGCCGCAACGATAGATGGTGACTTTACGATTGCTGACAATGCGGTTGTTGCTGGCCCAGTGACGTTTACTGGCACGGTTACAGTCACGGGAACTCTGGTGATTGTATGAGTAAACTCAACGTAGACACGATAGAACCGGAAGGCGCAACCACAACGCTAACGCTGGGCGCGTCTGGTGATACCGTAACGATCCCATCAGGCGCGACTATAGACGCATCAGCGGGAACAGCGACAGGGTTTGGTAAGGTTGTGCAAGTGGTGAACACCCAAACAGGGGCGGTGATAACCGGAACAACTATATCTCCGCACGGGGATACGATCCCTCAGAATGATGAAGGCAACGAGGTGATGACCTTGGCGATAACGCCCACTAACTCCTCGAACAAACTCCGCATTGAAGTCGATATCGCGACTTACGCGAATTCCGCGGCTACAGAATTAACGACTGCCGCATTGTTCCAAGATTCTACGGCTGGGGCTATTGCAGCGGCAGTTATGACGGAGGCTACCGGAGGTTACAACAACAGTTTCGGTCTTTCACATTACATGACCGCAGGAACGACATCCGAAACCACTTTTAAGGTCAGGCTAGGCAGTCATCAGGCGGGAACAATAACCTTCAACGGGACGGCTTCTACTCGACAGATGGGTGGAGTTTTGTCATCTGGGATCACGATAACGGAGATTGAGGTATGACAAACATAGGCATTGTGATTGGATGGAAACACAACCATCAACCGGGGATGATGACGAAGGATGGCGTAATAACGGAGTTCCCCGGCGGGATACCTTCACAAGCCGATCAGGATAGATGGACTGCTGAGTATGAAGCAGAACACGACTCCCAAGAATACGCCCGTAACAGAGCAACAGCATACGCACCACTAGGCGATCAACTGGATATGCAATACCACGATTCGGTTACCGGCAGTCGCACATGGCTTGACCATGTTGAAGAAATCAAGGCGAGGTATCCGAAATGAGCAGTGAAGTCAAAGCCAACAAACTAAGCCCAGCAACAGGGACAGCACTCCAGATTTCTGATTCGGGCGACACTACCACGATCCCATCAGGCGCGACACTCAGCATCGCCGGAACGATTGATGCGAGTAGTGGTACTGCTACAGGGTTTGGTGAAGATAACACGCCAGCGTTTCAAGCGTACGTGAGCGCAACCCAAATATTAGCCTATGATACTACTACAACAGTTCAGTTCAATACAGAAGATTTTGATACCGACAGCGCTTATGACAATACAACCAATTACCGATTTACTGTTCCAACGGGAGAGGGTGGGAAATATTTTGTATATTCACATCTGGTGATTCAGGGAAATGCGGTCACAACACTGGATTACGCTTATTCCTATATTAATGTAAACGGCGCTATTACTTTAGGCGGTTATAACAATTTTCAGAATAACCCCGGTAAATATTGCTCTTATACAAATGCTGGCATTCTTACTTTATCCGCTGCTGACTATGTGGATTGTTCTGCTTATTTGGCTACTTCTTCTGGTTCTGATGGAGAAATCTGGGGAGCAAACGCCCGCGCAAGTTTATTCGGAGCATACAAAATGATAGGGCTATAACATGATTACATCAATAGGTTTACAAAAGTTAGGATTCAAATCGCTCTATCAGGATAAGGATGGGGATTTCAAGTTACAGAACGATGGTGCTGGTGTCTATATAGCAGAGTGGAAATCAGTACAACCACAACCCACCGAAGCCGAAATAGAAACTGCTCACGCAGAATGGCAAACAGAATACGACAGCAAAGAATACGCCCGACTCCGCCAAGCAGAATACCCATCCATCGAAGAATGTGTACACGCGATCCTCGACGATGACTTAGAGGCGTTACAAGCCAAACGCGCAGAAGTGAAAGCGAGGTATCCTAAATGAGCGAAGTAAAAGTTAATAAAGTTTCCCCACGTTCTGGAACCGATGTAACGCTTGGTGATGGCGGAGATACATTTACTGTGGGTGCTGATGTTATCCAAATGGCAGATAACATCGTTCAGCGTCCAGAGATAAAGGACTACGGAGAAACAGTAAACGCTATCGGTGCTATTGGCGGCGGCACACAGGATATTGACCTTGAATCCGGCAACGTTGTTACGGGTACGGTTGATACGTCCACAACCACGTTTACCTTCTCCAATCCTCCAACTACAGGTACAGCGGGATCATTCACACTGATCCTGACCAACGGTGGAAGTCAGACTGTGAACTGGCCCGGCGCAGTAGATTGGGCGGGAGGCACTGCACCGACCCTGACAACCTCTGGTGTTGATGTAATCACATTCACCACGATTGACGCGGGAACTATCTGGTACGGATTTGCCGCCGGTCTGGATATGTCCTAATGCCACTAGGCACAAACAAAGTAGCCCTGTTCGGCGTAGCGGGAGTCAGTACAGGAGATGTAGTTCTGCTTTCTACGCAGACTGCTTCTGATTCATCGTCATTAGATTTTACGTCTGGAATTACGTCAACTTACGGGGAATATATTTTTAAGTTTTACAATATAAATGCCGCTACAGATGAAACAGAATTTACATTCCAATGTAATGCTACAGATTCAACCAGTTATGATGAAACTATTACATCTACTGTAATTAGAACCTATCAACAAGAGGATGATTCCGGTGCAGCATTAAGTTATTTAACCGGCTCTGACCAAGCCCAAGGAACGGCTTATCAGGATATAGCGATTAATATAGGAAATGCTGCGGATGAAAGTCTAGCCGGGGAATTCCATTTATTTAATCCGTCCAGTACCACCTATGTAAAGCATTTTTATAGCCGGTCAGTATCCCAGCAGTATGCACCTACCGCTGGCGAACATCAAATCGCGGGTTACATAAATACTACTACAGCAATAGATGACATCCAATTCAAGATGTCATCAGGCAATTTCGACGGCACGATCAAGATGTGGGGAGTAAAGTAATGGCAATGGACTTGATAACAACTAATACATCGTCAGGTGCTGCCACTTCTGATTTTACTACTGGCATAGACAGCACATACAAACTTTATATCTTTAAGTTTTATGATGTGAATCCGGCAACTGATGGCACTTCTTTTGGCTTCCAAGCCAATGCTGTGGGCGCGTCTGGTTATAACGAAACTATGACAACTACATATTTTCAATCGTACCACAGTGAAGATGATACTCAATCTGCGGGTGCTATATCCTA